GATTTTGGCTTTACGATAGTAAACGTTACTATTGGCTGACAATGTTGTGAACGGATTAGCCACCATTCCGTAACGAGTTTTAAAGCCAATAGCAGGTTGGAACGTGTCAACCGACGTTGCTCTAACCATTTGAAGCGGCACATAAGGAGCATAGAATAGACCAGCATCATAAGCGTTAGCGCCCTTGTAGCCAATCACATATCCATCGGTTCCAAGATATGGGTCGATGAATACCTTAAAGCGACCAACAGTTCCTACCATTGTAACACCAGTTTCATCAACATCTGGAAGGCTAATGCTGGCTTGGAGAGCAGGAGCGTAGTTAAGAACACCGGCCATTGCCATTGCCGAAGCAACGTCAGCAGTTGTAATAACAATATTACCCTTACCACGACGAGTTTCTTTAGCGATCTTATTGGCATCACGCTCGATAGCAAAGAGGAGACCCTTCACGCGCTCAAGGAACCAGCGACCATCGGCATCATTAGCCAAGTCGAAAGTTCCAGGGGTTCCAGCAAACTGAGCACCAACCTTGGCGATGGCATAAATCGTACGCACAACCTCACGATTGATTTCTGAAATAATTTCAGTTGAAAGAATGTTGCTGAGTTCATTTTCGGCATCAAGTCCGTGAATAGAACGTAAGTCTTGGGCTAATTCAAGGCTATAGTCAGCGCGGAGTTGACGTGTCTTTGCAGTTACGCTAGTCTTTTCGATGGTCATTGACATCGAACTCCAAGCATCAACTTCACCATCGGCAGTAGCCTTACCTACACCAGTAGTGAACGTCACATCCCAAGGATCATCACCAGCGTGAGCAGGAGATGCTGCGCCAGAATATGCCGTATCTGCTTCATTATGTAAAGCTTCCGCAGTTGCTCCAGGAGTTCCATATCCAGTAGTTGTATACTTACTACGCATTGCAAAGATAAGTCCTGTAGGCCCAGTCATTGGCTGAACACCACAAACATCATAAGCGATTAACTTAGGAGCAAGACGGCGAACGAGATTAATAAGAACAGGATCCCAGTTCTGAATATTGCCAGTAGTAGTTTGTGCGGCTTCGGCTAAAAACTTCTCTTGGTTCTCAAGCAATTGGGCTGTCACTCTAACTCGATATGGATCGGCAATTTTAGCCACTTTTTCATTATCTAAGAGAGGCTGCCATTTTTCTGTTAATTGAGTAATCATTTATTACTTCTCCTTTTTATTTTATTTTACAATCTTTCAAGATAAGATTTCATCTTATCGATAGAGTTTGCTTCATTGATGAAATTAGAACTTACTTGCTTTTCTTCTTTTGGCTTCTTAGTTTCAGTGGGTTTTACACCTGTTTTCTTGAATTCTTCTGCTAAAAGTGAAATACCTATTTCATATTCCTCGGTTGAAGAGAAATTGGATGCTTCAACAAGTCTTTCCATTCTTTCTTTTTGAGTATCAGCCATATTTTCAGTAATTCTATTAAAAATAGTTTTACGATTTTCGCTTTCAACATAATCAGAATATTCCGCAATCTGACGTTTTAATTTTCTATGATCTTCGAATAGTTCATTAAAAGCCTTCTTGCTTTCACTTAACTGCTTTTCAATATCAACAGATGCTGGTTCAGGATTAAGTTGGAAGAAGTTTGTTTCAAATGCTTCTTTAACATTTCTTAAAACTTTAGCCATTCTTGCATATTCAGCAGTTTCAACCAATTTTTCTTGATTGTCACGAACAAATTTTTCAACAATATATTCGCAATAATCTTCAACCTTTTGAGTCATCTCTTTGATAACATAGTCTGCATAAGCATTTGCTTTTTCAGTTATTTCTTTAACTTGATCACTTGCTGATTTTTCAATTATAGCAATTTGATTTTGGTTTTCTTCTTTTTGTTCTTCAAGTTTATCTGAAATAGCCTTTGTTTCTTCTACAACTCTTTTAGTGATTGCAGTTTCAATACTTGCTGTGAGTTTTGTAACAAACTCATCCGAAACTTCTACATTTGGTAGAAGTTCGGTTAATGTTTCTTTAATATTCATTTGTTACTCCTTTTATTCAAATTGACACGCATTAATTATTCACTTTAACCATTCCTTAACTCAAAGAAAACCTTTCATTAAAGGAGAAATCACATTTTTACTTATACTTTTTTATTTTTACTTTTTAGAAATTTCGTTCATTATATCTTCAAATACGAGCAATAACTTTAATTCATCTATTTTTGTTTTAGTTATTGCAGTTTCAATTCCTTTTTTGGCTTTTTCATAAATTTTACCATCACCTGCAAATGCCCACTCACGTCCGCTCCATTATTGATTCAACCCAACAGTTAGGACCAGAAGGATCTGCAACAATATCAGCAGGAGTGACAAGATAGAAATCATCACAAACAATATTGACACCATTCTCTTCTTTAAGAGAACCTAATCCTCTTGATGATACTCCAAACTTTATACCTTCATCCATTAGATTTTTAACAATCTTACCCATAGGAGTATCAATAACTTTTGCTTTACCAAGCCAGTTATTTCCTTCTTGGCGCAGCATTATAATTTTATGACTTACTCGGTCAAGATTAATTGTTGGATTGTCAGGATGACCCAACTCTCCAACACCTTGGTTGTCATCTATTTTTTCTCTAATATACCTTAAGGCTTCTCTTTCCATAATCTTGCTTGGATATTTTCTTCGATTATGGTTTTTTACTTCTGCTTGAAGAAATGGTCCATTTATCCAGTACTGTTTTGTACGAGTATTTTCGTTCAAAATAGTTTCTTCGACAATACAATCAAAGACATCAAATGTATTTCTTTCTATTAAAAGTTTCATTTTTAATGTCCTTACATTTTAGCCTTTGCAGCAGATTTACTCATTAAGTTATGTTGCTTAATAAAGGCCGATGTAGCAGCAGCGTGTGTTGCCATTCTTGCTCTACGAGCACCACTTAATTTTTTAAGATGAGCAGCCATTCTTTTTCTTAATTGCATCTTTTGTTGTGCAGTTAAAATCGTTTTACAATCGGCGCCAGTTCTTCCAGGAGGGCAAATCTTATCTGTTGAAACCTTTGCTCTTTTTAATGCTTGATCCCAGTGAGCAGTTTTAATCGTTAAAAACTCATTAAGAGACTTACTATCGATAATACTTTCAAAATCCATAGGCTTAAATGATTCATTTACTGATTTTTTACCTTTTTTACCTTTGCACCCCTCTTCCATTTCATCTTCCGGATCTTCTTCATCGTCCATTTCATCATCTTCTTCTGGATCATCACATTCTTCATCTTCATCTTCTTCCGGATCTTCTTCATCGTCCATTTCTTTGCCTTCCTGAATATCATCAATTCCGTCAAGATATGAATTAATATCAGAAACCAGAGAAACTTGGTCAGTATCAAGAAAAATAGAAACCTCATAAACAGGTCTATTTCCTTCATATTCTAAATCTGTTGCTCCTGTATCATCTTGTCCATCTATTGAAGGATCGCTAACCTCAAAATAATCGATACCATCAATATCATCAAGTTGCTCAACAAATTGATCTACAGCAGTTTTATTAGAGAAACGAAGGTCCATAACACCCATATCATAAACGGCATCATTGCAACCAAATGATGAAGCAGTTGCTGCGATTTGATTAACAATCTGGGATTCTAAATCACCTTCAATAAGCATTTCAGATACAATATTGACCTTTTTACGATTAAACCCTTCATTTAGTCTATTAAGGATGGTCTGTTGAAAGGCGATGGCGTCATTTTTACCAAGACTTTCGGCCACCCTAGATTTAAAATTTATTTTTCTAGCCATTTCTATTAAGCTCCTTTAATTATTTTGTTCATTAAGATGGCTCATCTTCTGTCGTTGGCTCGTCATCTGATTCAGTAGTTTCATCGGTTTGTTGCGAATCAGTTTGCGCCGGTTGAACTTCTTGTGGAAAAAGTTTTTCTTTTTCTTTATCTGTTGCTTCTAATATATCTAATATTTCTTCATTACCCATTTTCATAACATTTTGAAGAACCCATTCTCTTGTAAAGTATTTACCAACAAGAGGATCGACTGCATTCATTGATTCAAGACGTGAATTAAAAACTTCTGCTTCTTTCCATTGAACAAAATTATTGTCCTCCATAAAATTCCAATAAATAGAATTTTTAATATCAGGCCAATCACTTTCAACAATTATATTTTTTAATAAAAGTTGAGTTTTTAAAAGATCTTCTAATACTAAAATAAATCGTTTTCTTATTCTATCTAAAAACTTTTTAAATCTATATTCATCTCTTGAAACTTCAACTGAGCGACCAAAGACAAAAGAAGATGTTTCATCTTTAAAACGTCCATAGGGAATATTTGAACTTTCTAAAAATTTCTTTCTAAATAATTCAACATCATCTATTGTTCCTAAATTAGAAGCACCCGCTAATGACTGAATTTCTGTTCCTTTTCCATCATCTCTTCTTGGCAGCCAATAATCCTCTGCCATAGACATTATATTCTTTCTATCGACTATTGTTCCTGTTCTTGCATCATAAACCATCTTATTTTTAAATTTAGCCATCAATTCTTTAATATAAGATTCAGCCTTAGGCTTGCTTAAATTACCAACATTGATATAAAAAACTCTTCTTTCTGGACTTCTAACCACTCTGTAAACAAGCAATGCTTCTTCCATCATCCTCATATTATTATATGGAACAATCATTTTCCAAAGATAACTTAAAGCAAATCCTGTATTAGAATCATATAGACCAGAATCAGAATATGCTATAGCATCTTTATTGATTTCTATAAGACGTGAAGTTCTTGTTGAAGTAAAAACATTAGCCATATCAGAAAAGAGATAAAATGTCTTTATTTGATTTAAGTCATAAATGCCATCTTGATTTGGTTTTGGATATTCAACAACTTTTTTAATTTTTAATGGATCTATAAATACAACTTTCTGAATTCCATCTTTCAATTTTTCTTTATTAACAACTTTTTGTAAAAAAAGACGACCATCAATATACCATCTATTAAATAACTCTAATCCTTTATTATTAAAATCTAAAATGCTATAAATGTTATTATATTCATTATGAATTTTATCCATTGTAGATTTACTAATGTTCTTTTTATCGGTATCTTTAAATTCAATATCTATTGCTTTTTTTCCAAACTCATCAAAAACAAAAACTTCATTCCTTATTTCAGTTAAAATACGATCAACATCACTTGTCAAAGCGAGTGATCTATAGGTTTTAATAAGTTCAACTTCTGAAGTAGGAACACTAAATAAATCATAAGATACACCTATAATACCACCTGGCGAAGCCCACGTTTCTGTTGAGCCTTCGTCACGAGATACTTCTATAGATTCCAAAGAGCCTTTCGGCTTGGAAGATTTTAATTCCAAACCAAAGGCTTTATATGCTTCTTCAAAAAGTTTGTTCATTTATTAATCTTCGTCAGTAGCATCCGATGTCCAATAATTGACTGTAAAGGTAACTGTAAATTCTTCTACAGTGTTATTATTATCGTATGCCAAAGCAATATCGCCAACTGATGTTGGAAAAATACCTTTAACCTTATAAGTATTGGTTGTTTTTTCTCCTCTATCAAGTTGTTCTACTATTGCTTCACTCATCCAGTAGTCTTCTTCTTCACCAGTAGTTGTGTTGGCAAAGTTCTTTAGAATATTACTTGACCAAGTTTCAAAGTATTTTCTAATACCCATATCTTTGGTATTGTAAACTGTTACTGACCAGTCATCAAAAGTTCTATCACCTGGGACCTTAATATCACGTCCCATATAAGCAACTACGCAAGGTGCGACATTACTTGCAGGAATTGATGAAGATCGACAGAGAAAAGAGAACTCTTCTCCTGGTGGACCACCTGCCGCTCCAGGAGACCCTACAAGTGTTACTCTATATCTATTAGGGCGAGCACCACCATCGAATTGACCTAAAAATTTGCTAACGTCTGAAAATGCCATTGTTTTCTCCTTTTATTCTAAAGTATCATTTACTATTAAACAGCGCCAACAACTTCAGAGAATTCGACACCAGTACGAACAGCAACGAAGTTAAGAGTAATGAAGTTAATTGAGCGTGCAGGTTTTACAAAGATGCTTGCCACAAATTCGGCTCTATCAATAATCTCAGGAGTGTTATTACTTTCGTCGCAAATAACCTTGAAGTCATAAATACCACGGCGTGCTCTTACCATACGGAGATAAGGCTCAACGGCACCAACAAACTGTGATCTTGTAAAGTTATCGTTAAATTCAAAGAGTTGATACTTGGCTGCTTTCGAGATGCTCTTCTCAAGTGTAATGAATAAACGGCGCACATTGATATAACTGAAAGCACTATTTTTTGTTAAAAGAGTACGATCACCATACAAGAATGTTCCTTCACCAGTAAAACTTACAACGCTATTGATGTTAGCCTTATAAAGATCATCACGGCTTGCCTTGTTAGGGTTAAATGCCAAACTCACGATATTTTTAATTTTACCGCGATTAAGACCAGCAGGAGACCACCACGAATCGTAATCAGATTCAGTTTGAGCACAAAGCCCTGCAATATCAGCATTTAAAGGAATCCAACGATACTTGTCAGCGAACACGTCATATTGGAGTTTCCATCCACTATCAGCAACTGCGAAACTTGTGTTTCTATTAATTCCGCTTACAGTGTTGGTTACGAAGTTACGAATGTTACGAGTAGCAGTGACTTGGTCTTGATTTAGGACATCAACAAGATTAGGACTAAAGAATACCATACAATCACGGCGATACTCGCAGATGTTATCAATAACGTGTCTAATCACATTCTTTGCAGTTGCACTACCACCGGCATTTCCAACAAATAGAAGTCCTACATCAACTTCTTCTGCATTCTTAAACTGATCCCAACCGTTGATAAGTTCATTTGCTCCTGCTTTATCACCATCTGAACCACCCGATAGTGTTTTAGAATAGGCTTGCTTTAGACTAAAGAATGTACGAGGATTTCCAGTTGAATCAGCATTGGTTAATCCCCAATTTGTTCCAGCCGTATCACCAGCAGTAAGAGTAGCAGTAGCAGTTGCTCCACTTCCACCAGGAGTGACTGTTACTTTTGGATTTCCGTAATTAGAACCAGAAGCAGTAATGGTATAACTTAGGATTTTTCCTTCATCTGGTGATCCAACGTCTCCAATAACGGCAGTAGCGGTTGCTCCAGTTCCTTTTGGAGAAATTGCAATAGTTGGTGCAGTTACATATCCTGAACCACCTGAAGTTACAGCAATAGCAGTGACCTTTCCAAGGTTTGTACCAGTTCCAATAGTCGCTGTAGCAGCGGCTCCAGTTCCTGAACCACCAGAAAATGCTACATTTGCATTGCCGTAATCAGATCCACCTGAAGTTACGGTTACTGAAGCAACGGCAAATCCAACAACAATATTGAAGGTTGCACTAGTTCCTGTTCCACCAGTAGAAGCCACACCAGAAGCAGAAGCACTATATCCCGCTCCGTGTGATACAGTTCCAGTTAAGATAACACCTGAACCATCTACAGTACCAACAGTGTAAGTTGATGCACCACCAGTAATAGTTAACACGTCTCCAGCAGTATAACCAGTTCCACCAGAGGCTAATGTTACAGTCTTGGTTGTTCCTGTAGTTGCTAGAACAGCGGTAGCAGTTGCTCCTGCGCCTTGATCTACAATAGAAACAAGAGCAGTATAATAATCTTTACCTGTGTTTGTTGCAATAATAGAAGTAATTTCACCACTCACTCCAGTAACTGCTTCAGCAGCAGCATCTGAACCTGAATCAGTAATAGTGACAAAAACAGGAGTAGTGAATCCATTACCAGGATTGACAACATTAATTGCTGTAATAACTCCAAGATTGCTAACAACTGCTACAGCAGAAGCACCAGTTCCATCACCCGCAGAAGGCTCTCCTGAAGATGGATCATAATCGGTAATTGTAACGATCGGTTTTCCGTAATTTGTTCCACCGGCTGTTACTGAGATTTCATCGATACTGCTATCAATATCAAGATCAATAGATCCTTTAATTGGACTAAAATACCAAATATATTGAGATGTTAGGTTAATAACGTTTCCATAGAAATTAGGCTCGTTATCAACA